CCATCCCAGTATTTAATATGCTTTCTTGTCCACACTGCATCTTCTTCACTCATTACTTCCATCATGTATTCTTGAAAGAACTTTTGAGGTTGACCTGAGTCAGAATAAAACTTCTTCTTTTCTTCAAGTTTCTTCTTATTGAAAAATGATTCCCAAAGAGGGGCTCCTTCATCTGTAATAGCTTTATATGTAATCACTCTCCAAGCAAACTGCTTTTTATCTTCTTTAGCTTTTGCATGATTTGTAAGAAGATTGTTAATAAAAGAGTCATAATGCACAGGAGTACCATTAACACGAAGCCTGCCAGTGTGGGGCTCAAGAGCAGGATATACCACAGCGGTAACCAGATTTGCGTTCTTATCTCTCGCTTCTGGTGTGATGGTATTGGCTTCATGTTCAAAATCATCAAGTACGATGAGGTCGTATCTCTTGTGAAGTTTTGCGCCTCCACGTATCCCAGCGACATTACTCTTGGAAATGAGCTTGCATCCGTTTGATAACTCAATATCTTCTTCTGTCCATTTTCTGCCCTTCAGATTACCGAAGTAATATTTTATCCTGTCGTTGTTCTCTAAATGGTGCTTTATATAATCCATGTTGCCAACACTAAGCTTTTGCGTAGCAGAAACCCAAGCATAAAATAAAAAATTGCTTTTGTCTTTACAGAATACGAAGTCTTTTATTATAGACGCTTTTGTCAATACAGTCTTGCCATGTCCACGAGGTATAATGATTGCAAGTTGCTTTACATTTCTATCGTCTATAGCATCAGACATTTCAAAATGAAAGAAAGGGGTTTCACTGCGCATGAAGTCATCTGGTAAGAATAACTTTCCAAATGATATGAGGTCTTTGTGGGCTAACTGGAGGGCTTCTTCAGCTTTTGATACATCTTGAGAATTAATATTCACTATGTAACATTAAATTTTTTCTTCTTCTCACCATGATATTCATATGCGTGGCCTTCAATCTTCAATAGTTCATTAAGGCTATTGCTCTCTCCTTCAACATTTAAAAATATCTCTCCTAGTACCCTGCCGTATTTACCAGTCCCATGAGACTTTAAAGTAAAGTTGCCTTCATCGGAACCTTCCAACATTTTCTTTGTATAAGCTTTAGCCTCTAATCCTTTCTTCTTTTCTTCTAAATCTCTTGTCCTACTTTCCCAAGTATCCACACCCATAAACCTTATACGCTTTTTTACCCATGTATCAAAGCCTAAGTCTATCATTGCATCACAAGTATCACCATCAACAACTCTGACTAACTTAGCATTATATACGAATTTATCTAATTTTGCCATTTTTTAATTTACGCTATTTAGTTCTAAGATATGTTAGATATTCTGAAGCCGTCTGAGGGTTAAAAATTGTAGTAATAAGCCTATTATCATGGTCATCGTAGTTAGGGTCTACAATAGTAACTGGACAATTAAATATATTCTTATCATCTAACCCTAACTTATCTGCATAATTATCTATTGTCTTAAACGATGCAACTTGTAAAGCATGACTTATTATTCCATTAGCAGGATTTTTTATGACTTGGTAACCAGATACATGAGTATGCCCGCAAGTGAGGATATGGTCAGACCAACCAGTTTGAGCAGCCCGAGCAACACCGTGAGCGGTATTCCATATACTATTACCCTTAAAAGTGTGTCTCGCATTTATTCTTACCTCTTTACCACTAGGGAAAACAAGATTCATTCGAGCTCCCCACCTTTGGTATATACCTTTATGGTCACGCATAATAAATTCTAAAGGGTCACCATCACCACTCCATACATCATGATTCCCAGCAACTAAGTATAACCAATTTAATTTATTTACAAAATGCTCTACTAATCTCCATGATTCTTTGGCAGAAGTCGACTGTTGACCATATAAACTAGAAAGCCTGCCAACCCAATTATTCTGAATGTCGCCCAAGTTGCCGGCAAACATTCCTTCAGTGGCATTGATAATATCCATGTAATGAATAATTTGTGATAAATCAGTTCCATCGTCATCAACATGAGGGTCTCCAAAATGCGCTATTCCTATTGGCCCATCAACATTAATAGCAATATTAATAAGTTTCCTACTATCTCGGGCCCCTACTTTATGTTTATATTGTTTCTTCCTATGCTCAATAATCTCCTCTATCGGCATAGAATCCACTACTTGTGGCTCAACTTTAAAAGGAGCCGGTGTAACAATAACTGGTTTTAGAGTTTTCCTGAAACATGCTTGGCAAAACCACTGCTGCTTTTTACTATCTCTATAATATGAAAATCCGTCTTTTCTTAAAGACCTTGCCCCGCATTTTGGGCATCCTATTACATTCCCATCATCATCCGTTCTTAAATCATCTACTACTTTCTTCGTTGTGTTGTTCCCCATTGTTTTCCTCGGTTAATTGTTTAGCCCTTGAAGCTCCTTCCAACTCTTCTTGTGAAAACCCCTGAAATACTCCTAGAAGGCCAGTCTCTCTCTGTTTAACTACATTCCCTGATGTGCCTACAATCTTACCTAATTCTTTCGCTGACTGCAAAACAATATTATCATCTTCGCTGTAGTCAGCAAGGTTCTTAAACTTATTGAGTACATACTTATGGTCAACACCCATTTCTTTAGCTACATCTAATACAGACTTTTCTATTTCTTTCATAACTCTTTCCTGTTTTAATAGTATTGTTGCTTTCTTCCTTGCTTTTTGGTCTGAGAGTTCTTTATACACATTCTTATATGCTTCTACTGCTCCCATACCTACTACTACATTAGTAGCAAAATGCTTTTCTTTATTAGTAATCTTAGTCCTTTCTTTAACTCTTTGGCTTGCATTTTTTATAGTCTTACTGAACGTGTACCTATTACTATGCTCACTAAAGTCAGTATCCATCTTAGTATTAGGGCGGTTAATGAAACTGCCTACTACAGTTCTTACCCAACCTTTAGCAAACTTATAATTCTTCCTGTCATTAGGGTGGTTAACTTGCTTAGCTACTTTCAATAACTGAACAATCCTTCCATCATCACTATAGACCCAATCGTCTTCATCAGCAACCTTCCAGTCTGGATGGACTACTGTGTTTGGATGATGCTCTCTAAACTCATCTATGTCATCATAAACATAGTGAGCTATATTTTTAATTGTTCTCTTTTCCAACTCTATCTTGCTCACGCAATACATACAAATCATTTAACTGCATTACGAGGTTATCTATTAACTCGTTTACTTCCTCTGGGATTAAGAATACTTTATCATCTATCTCTATAGGCTGGTAGTTCTTACACAACGCTTCAAGTATCTTATTTTGATGCTCAAAAGGGAGCTTAGATAATTCTTTTAATTCTTTCGCCATATACCGTACACATTATTATTTAAAATCCCTAACCCTACCACCCTTGAATTTAGACTATATGTCAAGCTATACAAAAGGTTTATTTGACCAAGTTCTTTTTAGAAAAAAATTGTAGGATTTTGAAGTAGATACATATTTAGCTCGTAAACCTTTCTGGTGGATTATGAAAATCCGATTTTTAGTTAACCATAACCCTAAAAAGGAGTATCGAAATGAAAAAGATACAAGTAACAGTACCAGTAAATACCGATGATGGTAAGAAGATAGTACCTATCGAAGCCCAAGTCAGTGATGACACCATTAACCATGACGGCACAGAATTCCATCTAGTGCAACATACTGGTTCAGGTTTCAGGTACCTCGCAGATTCCAAGACAGTGGGTAACCTTGAGAATTCTGACCTCGACCAAGCCATGGATGATTTGGCAGCCGAAGAGGGATTCTAGTCATAGAGGGGGGTCTATCCCCCCTTTTTTCTTTCATTAATAAAAAGTGGCGCAAGGAATTAATAATATTAGTAGCCACTTTACATCTAATAATACAATACAATTAACATTAACTTGGTCAATAACTAATAAGGAGTAATAACTATGTCTAAAGGTGCGAAACATACATTGCTTGGATTTCCTCAACCTCCATCTGATGGTCATAGAGATATTGAGACAGATGGTGATGACATTAGGTATCCTATGGTTTATT